AGCAAGCTTGCAGGTGGATGAGAAGTGTGGTAGGGATACCATAACCTCTAACGCGGGGCGTGACTCCTAGATCGAATGACTAGAATAATCACGTCCCCGGGTCGGTAAGGGCAAGGCGAAAGCCTCCTTACTAACACCTTGTAGAACAAGCACTCTACTTTGTTACTTAGCAACCAGATCGGGTTGGCTGGACAATATATCCAAAAGAATATTGTTTAGCCTCCGATCTCGTGATCCTCCGGAATACTATTAAGGTATTCCGGTCTATTATGCGAATAGTGTGATAGAGGAAGAGTTAAGGAGCCGTCGATGTTATCGGCTCCGTGGTAGGTAAATCCTGTGATAGGAATGGGAGTGTCTTCGATTGCCTTTGGCAATTTATCCCACTCATATGGTTCAAAGTCACTACAGATTTTCAAAGCCTTTGAAACTACCTTCTCCACACGCCTGAGCCCAGTGTTCTTATTAAGACCTCCTTTGGATTTCTTAGATATGAACAATTGTTCTCTGGTGTGACGGAAAAGAGTTTCTACTACAAACAAGTTTGTAATGTAGTGTTGGCTTCTAGACATCTGACTCCCCAAATCCTGGCCAACTTGCAGTTCGGCAAAGTTGACCATCATCTGGGGTGTGACCTTGACCTCGTCAAGTCTTTTCTTAGCGAGGTCCCACATTTTCCATTCCACATGATCAGGTTTTCTAGAGGGTGGCTTTCCGAGTGATCGGAAAGCTGCCGCCATTCTAAGATCTGTACTGGTAGGCATCCAGGGCGCTATGGTCTTCCCGTTCTTCTCGACTGTGTAGTCAGGGAAGGTTGGTAATCCCAATCCGCCTAGATGTTCTGGCAAGAACCAGGGCAAGGTGACCCGGACCTTCTTCCCGTTCAATTTCGACCACATTTTATTGAGGTAGAACTTGAAGGTAGGGATCCGGAGTTCGTGTGGACATTCCCGGACCAATAATTGAGCATTTTGACTAATGCTCTTCATTGTTCCGAGATCTGTCACAGACGACTCGTCACTATCCTTGGTTTTTGACTTACCGTAGGCCAACCCGACGTTAATCCGCTTTGTCTGGATAAAGTAGCTTGTAGCTTCCTTTAGATTCCAGTCGGGCGAATTGATGTCGTATTGAGCGTACTTACTAGTATAGAACTCAGTGGAATTCATATTAAGGAATTCCTTAGAGAAGAAGTATTTTCCTAGACTGGGCTTCATACCCGAGATGTTGGCAAGCTTTTCCCAATAATCCCGTCCGAAGCTAGAACAGCGGAACACACAATCGTCACCATTGACTGCGATCCGACTCTGAGCAAGAGTGAGTTGTCTATTCAGACTAATCTCTCTAACCTTTCTACAGATAGCTGCATTGATGATACAAAGAATTGGAAACGACACAACTGAGCCCATTAATTGGCCCCATTCTTGTGGTAACTTCTTTTTCTTGTCCGTCGGATCTTGAATCATATGACCTGTCAAACTCTCTTTTAAGAGTTGGGCTAGTCGTGGGTCCTCAATCCGACTGGCAAACACTTCAACCACCTTGTTAGATAACAAGGGGTTGACTTGATTTGTAGCATCGCTGTAGTCTCCTGAAAGGAAGCTCTCATCATCACGCAGTTCACCGATCTGTTTCTCCAAGAATTCACCGTCAATTGTTTGACCGATGAGTTTGAAGGCTCCAGATTTGTGGCTGAATAACATGTTCCACATCCATCGTTGTATTAGCTTGAGACAAGTGTACGTGTGTACCGGTCCCTTACTGATTACCCGAACCTTGATAGGTTCTGGCAAAGCAACGAGCTTCACAGTCTTCTCTTCTTCCATGGCAGCCTGGATGACTCTTTCATATAGAGTCTCCCAAGCCCTCTGGAGAGGTGAATCGTCAATTTCCATTCTGACGGTCCTCCCCTTCCCCACAGGTTTCCACTGGACGAGCTTCTCACTCGTCTTAAGGTCATCCATGATCCCTGATGACAACAAATGCCCTACCGCACCTCCCTTGTCTCGGGTGGTGAGGTAATTGGCAGATGTGCTTGGGACGAACGGATGGTACGTGTCTCTCTTTGTGAATTTTGATTCACCTAAGACCTCACGCGCCGTCCGCTCGACCTCTTGCACTAGTGTCGAGATATCCATTCTTTCGAGTATGCCTACTTCTGGCATGTCCTTGAAGGACTGGAATTTTCCCGACCATAAGTCATCTTCAGAACTCATGGTGATGGGTTCACTGATAATGTGCGGTCGTGTGGATGTTAGGGACTTATAGGCTTCGATTTCTGCTTTTCGTAGATAATCTTTTCCTGGTCTTTCCATCCCACCTTTCGCCGTCCTCAGTGACGCCATCAATTCCCTTAGTTTCACCGGTTTACACCGTTGAAGCAGTTGAAACCATTTCATTGCTCTTCCTCCCAACAACACATCCGGTCGATCCAAACTTCCTACGACACTAACGTCTTTCAAAGCGTCAGGCATTGGCGGAAGCCGTTCATTTTTCACGAACGCATCAATTGATGCGATCTTGTATTTAAACAGCCGAAGCCAATCACCTGACAAAGCCTTTGTCATCCGTTGGTAATGTAGGATTGTTGGTGCTAACTTGAAGCCGGTTTCATCGAAACCGTGTAACTTGTACACTTCAAGGATCGTCCGAACATTATTCGCTACAACAGTATCTGAGCGAGATACTGTAGGGGGGATACCTCCCACCATAGGCCGGCGATTGTATGGAACCGTC